CCCGTTTACTTCAAAGAAAGAGAAGCAATGAACGAAGAATGGAAACTGCAAGTCTCGTATAAGACTGGTACTGGTGATATGATTAACATCCGTGCCAATACTGCTGACGAACTTAGTGTGCTGCTTGAAGGTGTAGGTGACTACGCTACGCAGATTGCTGCAACAAACAAGATGCTAGCAGCAGCGTACAATGTAGCCCCTTTATCGACTACAAATTCCACTACAAACACCACGCCTCCAGTCTCCTCGCCGCCAACCCCGGTGTCGGAAGCGTCAGGTACCGCCGCTCCCACATGTAAACATGGTGCACGCATTTGGCGTAGCGGAGTTAGCAAGAATACTGGTAAGCCATATGCATTCTGGGCATGTCCGTCCCCACAGGGAACGCCTGACCAATGCAAGCCAGTCAACTAAATAAGGAAATCAAATGAGCCGTAGTCAGTTAATAATGGATTGGCTACGGCTTCTCTTTAAAAGGAATCGAAATTGCGTACACTTGTCAGAAGCGTTGGTCGCCCAAGTATCGGTGGGGAACCGCTACCGTCATGCTTCAAAGCGTTTGAGTCGAACAAGATTGTCCTCAGGCGAAGCGAAGTGTCGATGTTCGCAGCAGCGCCGGGAGTAGGTAAGTCCACACTTGCCCTTGCTCTTGCGCTAAAGATGAAAGTTCCCACGCTATACATTAGCGCTGACACTAACGCACACACTATGGCTATGCGTTTAGCATCTATGATTAGTGGTAAGAATCAAGGTGATGTTGAACAATTATTGAATACTGATTTAGGTTGGACTCGTGCAGTGCTGGCTAAAGGTAGCCACATCGTATGGTCATTTGAATCAGCACCATCTCTGCAGGATATTGACGAAGAAGTACAGGCCTTCGAAGAACTATGGGGATGCCCACCACAACTGATTGTGGTAGATAACTTGATGGATGTTGCCACCGATGGTGGCGAAGAGTTCGCTTCAATGCGAGCTATCATGAAGGAGCTAAAGTATCTTGCTCGCGCTACGAATGCTGCAGTGTTGGTTCTACATCACACTAGCGAAGCTGTTGCTGGCACCCCTTGTCAACCGCGTAGTGCCATACAGGGTAAGGTTGCACAGCTACCTGCACTTATATGCACACTCGGTGTTGTTGGAACAAGCATGGGAGTCGCGCCTGTTAAGAATAGATATGGCAGAGCAGATGCTGGTGGCGGATTGATGACATGGATTGCGTTCAACCCTGAGTATATGTTCGTTGATGACATACCGGAGAATGTATAATGGATGATGACTATCTTGAAATTCATGCAAAAGAAATGGCACAGTCTGAATATTACAGACATCTTGCTAAGTGTATACAGAAGATTGAAGATGCTAAACCACCAGCTAAGGACGCTTATACGCAAGGCGTACAAGACGGACTCAACTGGGCAATACGAATACTAGAGAAAGATAAGAGCGCATACTAATGGCTAACCCTAATGGTCGCAAAGGTGCACAGTATGAGACAGATGTCATGCGATGGTTTCGTGAACACGAGGCAGTAGCAGAGCGTCTTACTAAAGCTGGCGCCAAAGATGAGGGTGATTTGTATGTATTCTTGCAAGGCAAGACATACATCATGGAGTTAAAGAATAGAAAGAAGTTAGACTTGCCTGCCTTTTGGGACGAAGCGCAGGTTGAGGCAAAGAACTATGCGAAGGCTAGGGGATTGGCGACCATACCTCCAGCCTTCGTCATAGTGAAGCGACGCAATCATGGCATAGAGAAGTCATGGGTTATACAGGATTTAGAACAATGGATGAGAGAGAGATATGAATGACCTCCCAAGTATTAGAGATGTGCTTGTCCACTACGGTGCAAAGTTTGGACGAACACACGGGCAAGTCAATCTCCGATGTCCATTCCACGGTGATACGCACCAATCAGGTACCGCAAACTTGGACAGCAATATCTTCATCTGCTTTGCATGCGGAGTTCAAGGAAATAGTTTGCAAATCATTGCTCAGCAAGAAGGGATTACAGTAAGAGATGCAAAAGAATTCGCAGAAAGAATTGTTGGAGAAGGCTACAGCAAGGTACCAGGAAAACATTTATCAGGCAGAAGCTTACCTAAAAAGCAGGGGTATTCCAATAGAAACAGCACGGCTGGCGCGATTAGGCGTAGTCGTCGAGGCTGAGGTGGGACATGAGATATATACTGGCAGACTTAGCATACCGTATGTTACTAAAACCGGTGTTGTTGACTTACGATTCCGCAGTCTCAATCCTGCGGTGGAGCCGAAGTACATGGGCCTTACTGGGGCGGACACAAAGATGTATAATGTTCTTGACATTGAGCGTGCTGGTGATTTCATTGGCATTTGTGAGGGTGAGTTGGATACCCTTACTCTTAGTTCTTGTGTCGGTATTCCTTGTGTTGGTGTACCGGGTGCTAATAGTTGGAAGAAACATTACACGAGACTCCTTGCCGATTTCGAAAGAGTCTTTGTCTTTGCAGACGGAGACCAACCAGGAAAAGAATTTGCTAATAGTCTCGCCCGAGAACTCCCTGTTACTGTCGTCCAATTCCCCGACGGAGAAGACGCTAACTCATTTTATACGAGCAACGGGGCGAATGCAATACTCCAGAAAGCGGGACTATTAAATGTTTGATTTCAAGAATGGCGAGTTACCTCGCTGCCCTGAGTGTGGGTTCAAGTTCAATGATGCCTTCGAGGCAGTCAATCATATGGTTGAGGACGATGAACAGTTCGACCCTGCGTTGATACTCCCGGGTGGATACAAGTTGATGATTGGTTCTCTACTTCGTGCACTCTTTGACAATAGAGATGATGAAGAATACTTATCAGAGATACTACAGTCAGCGTATATAACTTTATTCACAGCAGAAACTAACCCTGAGATTATTGGTGAGACTGTTGAGGATATCATAGTAGAAAGTGTGATGGAAGATTTTGATGGAGAAGTCAGTAAACTATTCAAGGCTGGAGAGTGAAGAAGTATGGCAGATTATAGAACACCTAGTTGGGATGGGCTATCACGTTACGCAGACCAAGTCCGAAGAGGATACCCTGACAGTAACACTAAGCGTACCCCTGTTGACAAAGAAGCACGCATATCGTATCCCACCCAGTTCGAAGACGATGTAAGGATTGTATATGATGAGCTCATGTCTGTCCTGCTAAAGAAGCACAAGGATTATGGGCCCAAGAATATTGCTGATGCGCCAGGCGGTGCGCTCAATGGATTGCGTGTGCGTATCCATGACAAGGTTGCTCGTATCAATAACTTAGTTGATAGACATAGCGACCCTATGTATGAATCAATCGAAGACTCTTTCAAGGACTTGGCGAACTACGCCATCATAGCACTGCTAGTACTGAGAGATAAGTGGGATAAGTAAATGGCAAAGAACTCCTCGTTCGACATAGACTTTGGCTATGGTCGCAAGGGTGAACAACTTGTTGAAGAGTTGTTAACTGGTGGGCGTACTGTAGAAGTTAAGCGTGACAGGAAGTGGTGGATTACCAACAACATCTACATTGAAACTGAGTGTTGGTATATGAAGTCAGGTTCATGGGAACCATCAGGTTTATCTGTGACTGAGGCTGCGTATTGGGCGTTCGTCCTTGAGCAATCAACCTTCATAGTCCCAACCCATATCCTCAAGAAAACTGTCGAGCAATTAGGTAGGGAAATCTCATGTGAGATACCACCTAATAAGTCTAAGGGTTATCTAATTACTGTAGAAGATTTGTTAACTGGAACGAGAAAGTGGAAGAACGACAAGCCATGAACTGGAATAGAATCGAACGCTGGGAATATGTGGTTGAGGCTGTCGCCTCTGAGTACCACAAGAAGTTTCCTATCTGTGAGTATGAGGATATCAAGCAAGCCTTGTACAAGTGGTTCATTGAGCACCCTAATAAGTTAGATACTTGGGAAGCAATCGGTGAGAAGGATGCTAAGAATCTTATCTATCGTAGCTTGCGTAATGAGGCGTTGGATTATTGTCAGAAGTGGAAGGCCAAGACTGTTGGCTATGATGTGAGTGATTTATATTATTATGAACCAGGATTAGTTGAGGTGCTGTTACCTACTGTGTTGATGGGTAACTTTCATATCGCACCGAAGTTGAATCTAAGTGGTGGTGGAGGTAGACCATCTGCTCCATCCGAAGGTGGTAATGTTCAGGTACTACTACTTGAAGTTGACTCAGCATATTGGAAGCTATCTAAAGAAGATAGAAAGATTATATTCTTCCGACATGCCGAGTCATTAGACTTCAAGGAGATAGCCAACTATCTATCTCTTGGCTCAGAGGACGCAGCGAGGATGCGCCATAAGCGTGCTATACAACGACTTGTAAACAAGTTGGGTGGGACAGTCAGCACGATAGCTGACTTGACATCTGCCCCACCTATGAAGGCGAGTAGAAATACTATGGCTAATATCCTAAGTAATTTTACCACTCGTCCCCTTCTTCCCACATAGGGACATCTTCTAGCTTATCCATGCTGGCATCAAGCAAGGTATCTAAGTACTCTTCATGACTGTCGAACTCAGGATACCACTCAAGTATTTCTACACCTGCGGTAGGGTTTAGCTCTGCCACATTGGTATCTATACCTGCATCATGGTCAACATAGTTCTCGAACTTTAGGTTTATTAGTTCAAGTGCGAACTGATATGCACCGCTAGGTGTGATGGCAAAGAACAGGGCTGAGTAGTCGGAGCTCTTAGCGCCGAGCATAATCTTGTTGTACTCTTCTTCGCTTATCATGATGTCATCTGTTGGATAACTCTTAGCCATAGCGTAGACTTCATCTCTATCGCTACGGATTACCGAGTACTCATCCACATTAGTAATGTCTAAGTCCTCGTAAATATTTTCTTTGATTAACTTGCTGAACTCTTCAGCGTTTAGCTGGTGGGTAATCACCCTATCCTCCTGTCTTGTAGAAACCCGTACCCTTGAATTGGATACCGGGGGCGTTGTATATTCTTGTTGACTCAAAGCCACAGACACACGAGACAGGTTCATCTCGCTCGTCTACGCTGCGGGAAAGTACAGTAAGCGAGTCACACTTACCGCATCTGTATTCATAAGTCGGCATCTTGTACCTCGAAATCCTCAGGTGTTGGTGCGGTGGCTAGCGTACCACAGACAGAGCACTCCATATCTAGGAAGTACATGTCTACCTCGCCTGTCTCTTGGTCAAAGATAGTCTTGACATCCCATACCTTAGAACCACAAGGACATATCGTGGTTGGTATACCACGAATATCCATCGACTCTGTATAGTCAGGCTCTAGTTCTGTTATCTCAAGCGGCTCTTCGAACCTATCCATCCGTCACCTCCAAATCCTGTTTCCATTACGCTCACCGGAACATCTTCGGTGTACGCACAATCGGTTGGCATAGCATGGAACAACCAAGTTTTGATGTGTCCCTTCTTAGCCTTAACCGATATTGATTCACCCTTAATGGGTTTGTTACAAGAGTTACACAAGGTAACATACTTGTCCTCTATGTAAGGCATTAGTACCAACCTTTCTTTCTAAAATGTTGCCATGCTCGGCATGGTGTATGGTATCTATAATAGATGTAGTCCAGTCCCCGTTCAATCTGTTTGGTCGCTGGTAATTTAGGGTCAAGCCCTAGTATCTGTGGGATACCGCCGGCATTTCTACCCTGAACCTTTATTTTATTATATGCTTTCGGGTTCCATGCCGATTCCTTACCCCACAACATACTAAGGCAAGACATCTGTTTATCTCTCCACAATCCTAGCTTATCGTAGGCGTAAGCCTTGCTATCTTGTGGTGTCCACTCCCGCTTGGTATCTCCATACCTATGCGGTGATGAAAGCGGTTCTACTACTAGAACTGTAAAGGCTAGCGTAACTATCGTTACAACTGTTAGCCTTATGAAATAGTTTGCCATGCCTTTACTCCTTCTGCGAAAGCAATTGCTTGCTCTCGTATCGTGCCCGTCCTACGGCTACGAGCTAGTGATATTCTTTCACCAGCAAGCATGCCACCCCATATACCATGTTCGATATTCTCTTCCCTCATACCTTCGGTAAGGCATGCGGAACGAGAAGGGCAGGACTGACAGATACTAATGGCAGTCAATGCACGCTTGACCATGCGCTCATGATTAGCGCGACTTGGTCTGCCTCTTGACTCTTGTTCCTCAGGGAACCATAAGTCAGGGTCGTGATGAGTAGAGCATAGACCTATCAAGTTAACCTCGATTGTGTGTAGGATTATAAAGTGGGTGTACTGATACAACACCCGTCAGCAACTCAGCCCAATCAAGGGCTTTGTCTAAGTCGGTAAACATACCATACATGACAGGTGGTTTCTTCATGTCTGATGTGAATACCAATACCATGTAACCTGCCACCAGCATACCTGCTAGTGGCTCGGCTACGGCAATCTTACTTTCGGTTTCTTTACGCTTCGAATACGACATCGACATAGTCTTTGAGTCGTTCATGTGTAGCGGTGAGTCCCTTCTTACCTGTGAGATGTTTGTAGGTGCCGTCACCTAAGGATACCCACATAGACTTGGGTTTGAAGCGAGTCTGTACGGGTTTAGCCTTGACGATAGTACCATAAGAGTGATAATCATTGTCAAGATTATCGATAGTAGTGGCAATGTCAATCTCTAGCGCAAGGGAGCGTAGAGTATCTGCGATGTCCCATAGCTGGGACTTAGTTGAGTTGGTGCTCATTGTAGTTGGTGGTTCCTTTCAGGGTATAATCCATAGGCACTTTACCTATGGAAATCTATGTGCCGTATTGCGCGGTAGGCGGCACTACCCTACCCGAGAGTCATGCGCCTAGTCAAACTAGTAACGAGTCATAGGACTTACTCATAGTCCACTCGTTGTCAAACTCAAACCCACGAGAGTGAGCCTTGTGCTTGGGGTCGTAGCAGTCACAGTCTAGTGGTAGTTGGAAGCAATACAGGCATGAAGCACAGAACTCACACGACTCGGACGATTGTTCTAAGTCTATCATAGCCTCACACATAGGGCACAAGTCTATCACAGAGCCATCATCAGAGTACCTGTTGAGATAGTCCTCTTGCTTCTCCCAAAATTCTTTCTCGTCCTCAGCATACGTAGCCCATGACTCTATCATGCGATAGATATTCTCATCATTGAGAGCAGCGACACCACCGAGTTTAGGTAGGGTATCTTCTGCGAATACACGCGTATCGCTACGCTTGTCGCCGTCTGCTATGAAGGTATCAAGCACGCCGTTGTGTGCGAGATAAGTCTGTGTGTCGTCACCGACTTGAAACGGGTGACAGTTCTGCTCGTTCTTGACACCATGCGTAGCGTACCTAGCATGCCACATGGCATAGCCATTAGGGTACTGCTTGCGTAAGTGTAGAAACCTACGAATAGATTTCTTGGCAGACATACTACGCTCGGTAATAATCTTGCCGTCAGCAACGATAGCAAACCCATACCCATGAGGGTTAGAGCATGCGCCGTTGTGTAAGTCCTGCCTACTAGGTGTAGAGTTAGGCTTACATACTACCAATAAACACATAAGTGACTCTCCTCTCTATGCGTTTAGTATCTCTCGGTTCTCGAGAGAAACCTTCTGTATCTTGTTCATCTTGATATACAAGTTAGGATAGATACCATTGTTAGCCTCTACCCAACTAGCAAACCAATCCCATTGTAGCATACCTAACTTGACATCAGCAAGTGATAGGTTGCGTGTGTATTCTGTGGCGGCGTGAGTTAGTTCAAGCGCCGACATGATACCAGCACGAGCCATTGTACCCCTAAAGAATCTAAGTTCTAAGGTGTAGTCGTTCTGCGTATTGACCGCAGAATATCGCTCGGTGTGGTGCTTGTTGCGTATCTTGTTGCGTAGGTTGAAGCGTGGGATACCCCACTCATCAGGTAGATACACATCATTGAATTGTGCGTAGCGTGAGTTCTTGCGCCCTGCTAGTTTCATCATCTCCTTAGGGTTCTTGTATATCAGGGTCAAGAATCTATGTGTATGAGCGCCCGACTTGAACGCACTACGCGACACATGGACATGAAGCCCACATGAGTCGGTGTCCCATGAGCGAGCATTGTAATTGGCTCGCAAGTCCTCTATGTAATTCCATAGTGGCGTGGCTTGCTCGTATGAATAGAGCGTGTGTGGGTGTGTCACTAACTCAAAGCCCATGTCTTGGATAGAAGCATCAGACTTGAGATAGCACACATTACTTTGTTGTAATGGTAACACCTTACTAGCCGCTTCATTGTAGGTTGTGTCGTTAGTTCTACCTAGCGACATCTCTAACTCGAAGCCCATGTATAACCCGTTAGGGTCTACACCATGAAATACAGGGTTAGGTTTGTACGAGTATTGGTGTATCATGCGACTTGTATCATTACAACTACATGAGTCATCATCAGGATAGTAGTCGTCACAATCGTCACAGTATGTGGCATGGTCACTCGTACAATACTCGCACCATTGTTCCTCTATCCTTCTGACATTGTTGATACCTACTCTGTCGCCATTGTATGTGTATTCACAGCGACTACAATAAACCGAGTCGTTCTCCCAGCAACCGCCACACCATAGTTCATCACTAACATTGTGCCACTCGTCTCTGTCATGTCCTACCCACTCACAATGCTCACAAGTACGCATACAATCAGAGCATACTCTATCGCCCTCGCTAGTTGAGTAGATGTCATCAGACTCGTATTGAATAGAGCATGCGATACACTCTATCAACTCGTTG